GTTCTCCGTGTTCAGCAAAATCAAGATGGGGGAGGAGACTTCCCCATTTTATTTCACCTGAAATATCTTTTAACTTGGCGTAAATTATACCATCATCACAGGCCCACATCACCACTGGATTGAGGCGCTTGTCAGCCAGCTTCAATGCTCTAGCTGCCGGGATTAGCAATGGGTATGCCGTAGCTATAGTTCTGTAGCGTGGCGTTACTTCTATGTAAGCAATTAACTCACCGTCCTTAAAAAGTTTGTAGTCTATATCGCCTTTGATTTGTGGCTGGTATGTACCACCGAACGTGGCTATGAATGTTTCAATTGCTTTTTGTTTGCGTTTCTTTACTTCTTCATCAGAAATCATCTTCTTCTATGGATTTGATTATATTTTTGGTTTCAACTATCAGTGTCTGTGCGTCGTGGGTAGCAGATTCATATTCCCTGTCCACCAATTTCTCATACAAATTGGCCAACAATTCCTGGCATTCCTCAATGCTGAACAGAATCCTTTCGGCTCTATCTAATTCTTTTCTTCTTTGAGGATCCATCTCTTCTTGTTTTAATATGCCTCTAAATACTTCAACTCTAAATCCCTTTGACTTGAGTTCGTTGATGCGGTAGTCCTGTAGTTTAGAGAGTCTACCGGTAGCAGTCTTAACTTCGCTGAAAAGAACTCTGGAGAAGGGCGGTATGGCAAGGAGATCTGGGATACCATTCTTGTTGGTCTTCATTAACTTTAATACATAGTAACCTTTCTCTTCTAACTGCTTAATTCTTTTTGATTGTATCTGTTGCTCGGTCATAATTTATCTTGGCGTACTCCATCGCTTCATCAAAGCTAATAAAATTTCCAATCATTTCACCCTTGTAATACAATCTTCTGTACCAACGATCATGTATCCACGCTTTCATAATCAATATGTTATCAATGAAATCATCGTAGTACTTCTCGTAGTACTCATCGTGGGACATTTTGTTGACGGCACCAGATGCATGAGCTCTTTTTATTTCAAACTTATTGGAATCAAGCAGTTCTTTACGAGAGGATAAAAGCCAATCCAAGAAATCTTCCTTGCTGAATTCGCTGTACTTGCGGAATATTACCTGTGCTGTGGTCTCGTGTTTCATTTGGTCAAAATCATGTGGTCTTTCAGTCTCTTTATATACCACTCTGCTTTCTCTATGTCAATGATACCTCCCTTATCCTCATACCTCCACAGGTATTTGATTACGTTGGCTACACACACAGCTTCAATGCCGGTCTTCTTTACAGTGGCTGATTCTATTGCATCGATGCACTCTACTTTACCAGCGGTATAATGCGATGGATGATTTACCTTGTCCATTTTATTTGATGTAGTATAAATAAATTGCTATAGTTATTGAAAGCAATGTGCAAAACAATGCAAAAAAATCCTTGAGTTGTTCTTTATTTTTCATTTTTATATCTACCAATTAAAGTTTTAATCATATCGATAAGCAAATAAACAAGTACAAATGTACCCAATCCAAGTACTACAAATACAAATAGGTAGTCCAATACAAATTTCAATGTGCTCATGGTTCGTCTGTTATTTGAATGGTCTTAATGTATTTTGAATATACTCCCTCAAAATTGTTTTTGTTTATGACAGCGGTCTTCTTGTCTTTAAAATATTGAGGAGCTACAAACAAACCGTTCTTTCCTTCAAAAACATTAGCGTAAATTATCTGTGGTTCAACAGCAATTAACAAGTCTTTTTCATATTGTTTGCCTGTATCCAAATACTCCCCATCGGTAGTCCAAGAAAATATCCTTCCGCTTGAAACACCCATTAAACAGTGATCTTCATCTGCGTCAAACTTGTACAATTGAGTAACCTCATTCCCGTCACGGGTTACTACTCTAGCTCCGGCTAGAGCTTCTTCTAAATTAAATGGTTTTGTTTTCATATGTCGTAATAATAAATTTGTGATGGTTGCTTTAACCTAGCAATAAGGTTCTCTGCCTCTTGCAGTGTTTGGAATATGTTATCTTTCTGAGTTCTATAGTCAACTATAACAATCCATGATGGCTCTTTAAAAGCCTGCACGGTGTATAAGCCTTGAACTCTTACGATCCGGTACATCTTGTTGTCCGTCCATTGTGGGTAGTCCTCAACCCTTGAGGGCTTCATCCATTCGTGTGGGTTAGTGAAATCTTTTATCATTGTTCTTTGTCTTTAAACCAACTTTTTATTTCTGGAATTGATATTCTAACATTCTTGTTCCTAATCGTAACGGCATAATATTCATAGTCTTTACGAGTCTGGAAATCAATAAACTTCTTCAACTTCTTAGTAAACATTTTACCATCTTCATGGAATATATAACCTGGGTACTCCTCCTTTTCAATTGTTCTCATTGGTTACCTCCTTGGATTTTGTTTATTACATATTTTGCACCTCGTTTAAATGCCTTGTACTCTAAAACATCTTTTATATCTCTTGCATTAAACCCATAAACAACCATTGCCACTTCACTTATCTCCTCATCCGTTGGGAGTTCTACACCTCCCAATGCTTTGATATGATTTTCTACAATTTTATCAATTACGCTTTTATCATACATTTCAATGTATGTTTTCATTGATAGCATTGAGGCTCTCAATTGCTCTTCGGTGTATAATTTATTGTTGCTCATTTTGTTGTTGGTTTCTTGTTTAACAATTTTTATTTTATCAATCGTAAATCCATGTTTGTTACATGCGCTTTCAAGGTTTTGAAACGCTTCGTTGATTTCGTGATGCCTTTGTTCTTGGATGGTTGTAAATATTCTTTTGTTACTCATTGTGCTATATAGATTTGCATACGTTTAAAGAACTCCATAAACTCTTCGTCACTTATCCATCTTGGTTTCGATAGGTACATTACAGGAGTAGCCATACCATCCTGATGCTTATACAGGATAATAGACTTTCTAAGAGTCATGCTTTTGTCGAACCAATAGTCTGTTACAACTTGATTCTCTCTAGGTTTGTCTTTCATATTCTTATACGTTTTTTAGATTTAAATTTAAGTATGCAATCCATTAACGAGTTCTCGGTTACTGGATAGTTTTCTGCGTTGTCCATTCTTTTACTTGCTGATACTTGGTAATACCATTGGTTTACATTTATAATGAAATGGAATTTCCAATACACGTTCTTTAGTTTCTCCGGTCTCATAAGCTGAATAAATCTTTCTCAAAATGTTTAACTGTGTAATCTTTCTTATCGGTTACTGCTTTGTATATCTTGTCCTCTATCCCATTCTCTGCAAAGATCCAATACACTTCGCTCTCTTTCCTGTCCATGGTGGTCATCCTATCCCTGCTCTGCCAGTAACTGGTAGCACTAAAGTCAATGTTGTAGTACACCAAGTACTCTGCTTTCTTTAGTGATATTCCCTCACGCCCTGAGACAATCTGCAAGGCGATGTTCTTCCATGTGCTATTGAAGTCTTCCAAATCCGTGGTCAGCTCATCACCGAACACCTGCTTCAATGCCTCGTACTCCTCTTTGAACTTGTAGAAGATACCTATCTTACAGCCCTCGAAGTTCTCCTTGATAAACTCAGCCTTGCTAGTGTCGATGATCATTGATTTACCGCTCTCAAATTTAATCGTACCGCTGTACATTTGGTGTAGCTTGGTCATCAACTTAACCGATGTGTCGGCAAGTATCACTTCCTCCTTTCCCTCAATCACCAAGTCTCTCTTTAATCTAGCAGCCATATTGTAGGTTGATGGCTTCAAAGTAACATAAAGGATTTCTTCTTTTATGTTGTTAACAAATCCTGCTTCCTTCTGCGAGTAGCTGATGGTGTATGGCTTCATTGCTTCGATGATTGATTCCTTACCATGGCTATAGTCTTTTATAAATACACTGTTCACCTTCTTGCTCTTTACATCCACATAGTGATCGGCAAACCGGTAGAAGTTTTTAAACTCAGCGAACGGATTGTTTGGTATCGCATACACCTGGTGGTACATCTGAGAGTACGACTCAGGCGTTGGCGTTCCGGAAAGTAATATCACCATAGGCTTCTGCTGAGATATAATCTTAGCGCAAAGCTCAGCACGTTGGCTCGGCTTAGCAAAAGCACCCAGTGAGTGAGCCTCATCCAACACCAACACATCCCATCTCTTGGTCTCCCACACAAGATGCAAGCTCTCGTAGTTTATCACCTCGATATTATAATCAGGACCAAGCATAGCGTAGTCATACTCGATGGACGATATGGCTTTCTTCTTGGTTACAAACAATACCTCCTTGGCTCCTACATTACTGCATATCCCAAGAGAGGTAAGCGTCTTACCAGTCCTAACCTCCATCGCCAAGTACAGGAATCTGTGTCGTTGAAGACACTCTGTACCGGTCTTTATTATCTGTAATTGGTAATCTCTAAATTCAATATTTCCTTTTTCCATTTTGTCTAAGTAAAACTTTATACTGTTGTTTATCTTCTCCTCGGTCTGTGGATCGGTAGAGAATCTTCTAACCTCCTCGCCTTTATGCATCATGGTACTCTCTAAGGTGTCCTTCAACAACTTGCAGTAGTGATACATATCTTCATCGCTATATCCCGATAATCTGTTAACTATCTGATTCACCATTGGATGCTTCTTTATATCTTATGATTATCCATTTACCAATCATGTCTCTTCCTTCTTCAGGAATGAACCCTGTCTTGAATACGCCATAGGCTACCACCCATTTAAAGAACCGCTGCCTTGATACGGTCATCTTTGAACGTGGCCCATAGTCGGGGTAGTT